AATTTTTTAGCTGCGTTTGTGTCGTTTGTGTTTTCCAGGTATGCGTTGAGTAATTTTTCCATCTTCATCCCCCCTCGGGTTTCATCGCCACATCATCGCGGCTGATGTCCCTTTATTGCATACCTCAAAGCATGTTGCAAGCATTATTTTGCAGTTTGTGCGATTATCCGAATGAATATCTAGCATCGCCATCAACCTCCTCAAAAAACAACCCCTTTTCATTCAGCATCAACCCCGCGCTTTCCGAGCTGCCAATGTTAGCCCATTGCGTGTAACGGGTATCCATCATCTCTAACCACCGCGCAGGCAGAGTAATATCCCCACCATCAGGCCCCACTGGTTGCAAGTGGTAAACTTGGTCAAACGCTAACCTCATACCCTCACCGCCCCTCGTGTTTCCATCTTGGTTAATCTGAGCAGCTACCAGTGCCCACATATCCAACTTGCGGCAAATCTCAGCTATCCACTGGGCTACTTCCCCAAGGTGGAACGCCTCGCTGTCCCTCCCGCCCTTGCCCGCCACCAACTGCCAGTAATCAAGAATAAACCCCTTAATCCCGTGGCGCATATGAGCCGTAACAACCGCATGTTTTAACCTGTCAAACGTAATTGCAGGCGCATCCAAGTATACCGTATTTCGTGGCGCTTGTCTATTGTAATCCTTGAGTTTTTGCACAATTTCAGGCCGTTCAGCGTAACCAGTTCTAAACGCACTCGGGTAAATATCAAGCGCCCTAGCTAGCACCCGCTGGTGAATCTCCTTTTCGCCCATCTCGCCGCAAATGAATAAATGCTTAACGCCTGCAAGGTTGAGGTTGTGGCTTATCGTCCCTAGCATAATCGTTTTGCCCACTTTCTTGCGGGCGGCAATGCCGTAGGCTTTTTTAGGATACATGCCCCCATCCATGCAATCATCCAACTTGCGTATGCCAGTCGAGAACGGCTTAACCTGTGACACGATATCATCAATAATCGAATCAGTGACAGAACCGCTATCGTGCATTGTCCTAGTCTGGGCCTCCAATGCCTGACCTGACGATAAGGGCGAAAGCAACTGCAATGCCTCTGCGCTCGATGCCCCCCTATCAATCGCATCACCTGCCATGCGAGTTATCCCGTAAACCATCCGGCGAGCGTGAAGCTCAATCAACACACCAGCCGCGCCTTTCATATCAAGCACCCGCTGGCTTGCGGCTATACTTGCCAGATAAGAGCCATCAACCAACAACCCTAGCTTCGCAATGCTAATTTTCTCGCTATCAGCCACCATGCGCATGACCTCGGCGTAAACGTCCCGATGGGTTGCATCATAGAAATGGTCATCATTTAACCCGTCTAGGTGCTTCATGCTTTCAGGGTATGCGATGATTGTTCCAAGTAATTCACGTTCAAGCTGTAAATCGTAGTTCATAGCGTTTTAACCCCTGCGCGTTGTGGCTTTGGTAGCGCTGGGCGCTGCTGCTGTTTTTGATTGCGGATCCAATTACGCCATGTTGCGAACCAATCTAATTTAACTCCCTTGGCTCCTGCTATCGCTATCCAGTAATCCCTAAATCCTTCAAAAGTTACATGGGGATTTATATCTGGCCTTTCTGCTTTGCAGTATGCAACCCAATCTTCTGGCGGGCTGGCAAGAGCGAAGCGAGTGCCTCTATTCTTTTTATCATTATCATTATCACTATCATTATGGGCATCTTTTGGTATATTTTGGTAACCAGTTGATGCGACTGGGTGCGACTGGGTGCGACTGGTACTTTTTGCACTCCACCTAGTTAATGCATTGTTTTTATTGCGTTCACATATTGATTGATACTTAGCATCATCACGTTCAAACTGATTTCTGAACGATACAAAAACAGCGTTAAGGATTCCATCTAATCCGGATTCATTTGTTTCTTGGTACAGTTTAACAGCCTTAAACAGCTTTCCTGCTTGCTCGTCTGTTAATTCGTCAAGCACGGAAAGCGAGTCAATATAAAGTAAAAAAGATTTTTTCATAATCCCTCAGGTTCGGGCAGGAGATGAAAGGGGTTGCCAGCTAGTTCCTGTAACCAGCTTATCGGATGCCTCCTAGGCAACCCCTCACGCGTTAAGCGCTAGTTAGCATATTAACTTAGATTGTTTATCGTTGGCAAGTGCTTCTATGTTTTTCACGGCTTGCTTGAAGTAGCTTGGTTTCAATTCTATCCCAAGCCCCTTGCGGCCTAATTCTACCGCTCCATAAACTTCGCTCCCAATACCTAAAAACGGGGTAAATACCACGTCATTTGGATTGCTCCACAGATGGATGCAGCGCTCAATCACATCCAGCTGCAATGGGCTGATATGCTGCTCGTCTTTCTCGTCACGTCCACCACGATATTGCAGCGTGCGGCTTTGGCTAATATCTGTCCACACTGGCGAGGCATAGCGCTGCCAAACTTCGATGCTGTGCCATTTTTCAGCCTCCTCGCGGGTTTGTCTGCCAAGGCGTGACTCAATAGGCTCAGGTGCATTACCTTCGCCTATGTAATACTCGAAATATCCGTCAACGGGCGAATCGTTAACGCCAGGCTTGCGGAATGTTAGGATGTAATCAGCGAGTCCCTGCCCGCTAACGCATCCGTCTTTCGTGACCTGCTTGTGCAACAAGCGAATAGACTTTGTGCGTTGCTGTGCCACTACGGGGTCTTTCCAGATACACACTTCGCTTGCATAGTGCCAGCCTTCGGCTTGGAATGCTCGCCCCACCTCGCCACGGAAGTCACGCATGCCAATAAAACCATCGCGCGTTTTGCTAGTCGGTAGCTGCATCACATGCACGCTTGCTAAACGTCCGGGCTTGGTAATCCGAAGTAATTCTCGGATGATAAATTGATAATGCTTCCAAAATGATTCGCCGCTATTGTTGCTTACGTCGCGGTCTGAGTTGCTGAATTTATACAAGCCCTCAAATGGTGGGCTGTGCAAGCTATAGCCAACTGTATCGGTAGGAATCGCAGGCATCAGTTCGCACGAGTCCCCCTCATAGATTGCGTATTGATCTGTTACTTTTTGATTGATTGCCTTTATAGCCATGATGGAATCTCCATTTGTTCAGTTGGTAAATATGATGCAGTTTCACGCACTGCGCCGCGTATGCTTGCCGATGACAAGTCAGCCATATGTTTAATCATCTGATTAGCCATATGCTCCGCTTGCTCTTCTTTTCGTTTGATATTGCTCACCACTGCCCCTTCAAGTTCGGATGCAATGAAATGGGCGTAGACTTCGTTCTTTTGCCCAAAACGCCAGAATCGACGCACCGCCTGATATATTTGCTCAAAGCTATCATTCAGCCCAACAAATACTGTATTATGGCAATGTTGCCAGTTAAGGCCAAATCCAGTTAGCGAAGGCTTGCTGATTAGGACGCGGATATTGCCTTTTGCAAAGTCGTGCAAAATCTGCAATTTTTTATCCTCGGTTTGGCTTCCAACAATCTCAACAGCCCCATCAATAGCCGCGACTAACTGCGATGATTCGTCGTTAAGGTTGCACCAAACAACAAAACATTCTTTGCTGCTATTAGCAATCTCTGCCGCTTTCGCTACACGCTCATTAATGGTGGCACGTCGGGCTTTCAGGCGCTCGCCCAATCCTTGAGCTTCCATAGGGAATAGCATTCCTGTTTCCATATTAGGCGCGTATGGTGCTTTGACGGTGTGCTGAATCTGATGCAGTGTAGGCAATACATGCTTGCTACCGTCATAGCCTAAATCGGATGGGCTACGCAGCATAACCGCCCACGAACTCATCCACTTCCAAAATTCTGATTCGGCGTGACCCTTGAGCCTCCAATCCTGCGTTTTTGCCGCGTCATGCACGAAAAACGTTGAAAGCATATCGGTATATGACATAATGCTGCAAAATTCAGAATGGTTGCCAAGCTCCATATAATCATTGGGGCTTGGGGTAGCAGTCGCCGCTAGACGGTATGGCACTTTCGCGCATTCTTTAATCAGCCGATTGCGATAGTGGCCTGATTCGTTTTTGAGGATGCTGGATTCATCAAGCACCACCCCTCCAAACTGCGACAAGTCGAAATGGTCTAGCTTTTGATAGTTGGTGATGATGATTGGCTTGTTGCTTTCGTTTTGTGTAGCAACGTGTGCGGCATCAATGCCGAACTTCTCTGCCTCATCTTTCATTTGCGACGCAACGGCCAATGGCGTGAATATGATGGTGCGCTCGCCAGTAGCCTCATAAAGCGCATTAGCCCATGACAATTCCATGAGTGACTTGCCAAGTCCAGTGCCAGCAAACAATGCCGCCCGCCCACGTCTGCACGCCCATGAAACAATGTCGTGCTGGTAGTCGAATAAGTTTTGATTAAGCGATGGCAATTCAGTCAAGCCAGTCAATGGCGGGATGATTGCCTTTGCTTTTAGAAATGATAAATAATCATCCATAAAAAAAGCTCCATTATGATGATAAGTGATTGCGCCACCTACCATCGTAATGAAGCCTTAATCAAGCAGGGCGCAATCCTGCAACTTCACGCATCTTGTAATAAGATTTCTAATTTGTCAAGCCACTCTTGCTCGGTTCCGTAAATTTTCTGCCATTTCTTGCGGCCCATGAAGTGAATCCCCTGCGGGCCTCTGTGGTGCATCCAGCATAAACCAATCACTTTATCATGGTCTTTTCTTCCACCGCCTCCCGTATGACAATGATGGATTTCAGGCGCACTGCTACAAACCATGCAACCGAGCATAGCTATTTGCTGCCACCGTTCCCGTTGCTGTTTAGTGGGCGCAGTCATAAAGCCTAATCGTGGTTTTCTTTACAGGACCACGCTCGTAAACTACTGGCATAATCTCGCACCACTTAGGAGAATCATCAATCAATAGGTGGTTTCTAACCAACCCATCAAGCAAAGACTTCCAGAACGCATCTACATCAGCGCAACGCATCTTAGGGGCCATTGTGATTGTGAGGGTAACGCGACGCTTGCCCGTGGCTTTCTCAACATGCCGTGAATAGGCCGCTAACATCTTAGCATCGGCTTTCTTTAGGCGGTTCGCTTGTGACCAGTGATAGCAGCCGAGAAGCTGATTCAATCGGGTCGGGTGCCAGTTCTCAATGATAATCTCGTGCATCTCGCTAGTCTAACACCGCTAGCAGATATTGCAAGAAAACAATTTAAAAAAGATTTGCATAATTTGCTAGACGGTAGCAATTTTTGCTGTTAGGTTATGGCATCAATTAAGGAGGATTTATGGCAGAAAAAACTTTAGCACAGGCATTTGTTGCGGTATGCGCGGCAGTTGAAAACGTCAAGCGTGACACACAAGGTCAGGTCGGGCACAGCAAATATAAATACGCCACTATCGACGCTGTATTAGAAGTAGTGCAACCGTTGCTAGCTAAGAACGGTTTAGCATTAGCTCAGTATGTGGTGGGTGATAACCTGCACGCTGTATTGATGCACGAAAGCGGGGCAAGTGCAGACTTCGGGCAATATAACCTTGGGGCGTTTGTTGACAGCCAAAAGCGCGGGTCAGCTATTACCTATGGTCGTCGCTACCAGCTTTGCTCAATCTTCGGCATCGCACAAGAGGATGATGACGGGGCAGAGGCTAGCAAGCCAGTTAAACTGAACACCCCTACGAGTGGCGATAAAACCGCGCAAGCTGAGTTCGGCACTGCTGCTGCTTTCAAGAAATACTATGTCGAAACCGAGCAAGCAATTGACCGGATTCTAGCTAAAGACCAAGCGGCGATTATTCAAACTCGGATTGACCGTATCGGCAAGGTCGAGGAGCAAGCATCTATGAACTTGCAGGATAAGCTCGACTTGAAACTTGATGAACTTCACATGCAGGGGTAATTTAGGCATAGTTCGTCTTTCGTATAACCCCGGTATACCTACCGAATACGATTCAGGTGGGACTGCTGCAGAAAGTGTTTAATATGGCTAGTTTTTACAGAACCCTAACTGCCCCGGCTCAGGAAACCCTGAGAACTACCGTACGTCGTGCCATAATATACCCTAAGCTATCCCTAGCCATCGGGTGGTGCGAAAGCCTCTTTCGAGTGAAAACACCCACTTACCATCACAGCTTTTTACGGGAAGCTGTAACCGTGGGCGACACATCACATATCTTGGAAAAGCATAAATTATATGCTATTGTATTATATGCTGCTAGGAACTGTCGCCACAGACTAGCAGTTTGCCTCAAAAACTTAATCCCGCTTTTGAGGTGCCGGAGCCATACCCTCCGGCTTAAAGATAATATCATGCTTGGCATGGCGGTGCAAGCATGAAAATCTACACCAGAGTTACCAACGGGCAACTATCAGATGAGGCCGAACTGCAATTCGTGGCGGAGCTGGCGCATCATGATGAAAAGGATATCTGCATCACGGTCGAGCGTAAAAGAAAGAAGCGGAGCCTGAATCAAAATGCCTATTATTGGGGAATAGTGATACCAGCAATCCGCCATATACTTGAGGAGTACGGAAATGAAGTCGATGACGAGGAAACACACAGTTTTTTGAAGGAGC